GTGGCCCCTGTAGCCATTCCTGTAGATAATCCCCCAAGTCTTAAGAGGACACTTAAGTAACATGAGCAACTTCGGCGCACCAATTAACAAGATCGGTAAGAATAAAGCTATTGCCAACCTTGTGCAGAAGCGTGTGAAGGAAGGCTTGTCCGTTAAGGATATTGTAGGAGAAGTTCAGGCTAAGTTCGCTGATGCACCTCGTTCCCTTAATACCTTCTATAAGTATTACAAGAGTGACCTTGAGGCTGCTCGTGCAGAGATCAATGGGCTTGTAGCATCTAAGGTTATCAAGCGGGCCTTGGAGGAAGGTGAATACGGACACTTCCCTAGCCAAGAGTTGTTCCTTCGTAGTAAGGCTGGTTGGTCCCCCACTAGCACTAATATTGAAGTCGAGCAGGATAGTGCAGATGAAGACCTTAGTGCTATTGACCAGCTTGCTGAATTGCTGGGTTTGGACCTAGATGACACCTTAGGTGCAGGTTTGGACTTAGATAAGCCTTTGGACCCTAGAGATGAATAGTCTCGCCCCCTAGAGATGATTAAGGTTATGAAACATGACCCCGACACCAGTAAAGAAGACCCTAACGGCTGATGCACTTAGGGCTTTACCTAAAGATAAACTACAGCAAGTATTAAAGAAGCTATCCCCTAAGCAAGCTGAAGACCTCAAGTACGACTGGAGGTTCTGGGCTAGACCTAACCAGCTAGAGCCTCAAGAGAAGGACTGGAACGTTTGGCTGATAAATGCAGGTCGTGGCTATGGTAAGACCCGTGCAGGTGCTGAGTGGGTACGTGAGCAAGTTAAACAGGGTGCTAAAAGAATTGCTGTAGTTACACGAACTGGCAATGACCATGAGAAAACTGTTGTCAACGGTGAATCTGGTCTTATGTCATTGTGCTACGCTGGTGATAAGACTTATTCTGGCCAAGCAATGGGTATGCCTTATTGGTCCTCTACAAAAAAGACACTTAAATGGGAAAACGGTGCCACAGCCTTTTTCTTCTCCGCTGAAGAGCCTGACGGTCTTCGTGGCCCCCAATTTCACTGTGCTTGGGCAGATGAGTTAGCAGCTTGGAATAACCAGCAGATGGCTTGGGACATGCTGAAGATGACGGTACGTCTGCCTTGGAAAGGTAAGAACAAGTATTGCGTCACCACCACCCCACAGTCCACTCCACTTATTAGAAGTCTTGTAGCACAATCTAAACCTCGTGTGTTGGAAGATGGTACAGTAATCCCACGGTCTGTAGTAATTACCTCAGGTTCCACTTTTGAGAATAAAGCCAACCTTTCAGAGGAATTTGTTAAAGACCTTGTTTCAAGCTATGAGGGTACCCGTCTAGGGAGACAGGAACTTTACGCAGAAATCCTTACAGAGAATGAAGGCTCTCTTTGGACCCTTGAGATGGTGGATGCAAGTCAAGTAGACCTAGCGGATGTACCAACTCTAGTTAGAAAGATTATTGCAGTAGACCCTGCTGTATCAGCCAACGTAGAATCAGATATGACCGGTATTATCTACGCTGGTATTGATATTAACGGTATCGTCTACATTCTTGGTGACTACACTATGAAAGCCTTACCTGAAGTTTGGGGTAAAAAAGCAGCCGAACTATTCTATGATTTTGATTGTGACAGGCTCATCTATGAGAGTAACCAAGGTAAGGATATGATCCCGCCTTTGTTCCGTGTTGTAGATGAGAACATCCCACTTAAGGGTGTACACGCTTCAACTAACAAAATCGCTAGAGCGGAGCCTGTGAGTGCCTTGTATGAGCGCGGTAAGGTAAAGCACGTCAGAAACCCCTCTGACCCCAAGGCAAGTCTTGTAGAGCTTGAGACGCAGATGACAACCTATGAGCCTATGGGCAAACAGAAGTCCCCTGATAGGTATGATGCCATGGTTTGGGCTGTTACTGAACTTGCTCTTAAAGGCTACGCTAAACCCCAACTAAAACTTGCATATAGTAATGCTAAAGGACTAGGAAACAAATAATGGCTACTCTTAATGATCGGGTGTTCGATAACGGTCTAACCGTCCTAGACACTGAAGCTAACCGTATTGATATTACCTCCGTAGAGGCTACTACCTATGTAGCTGCTACAAGCACTAACACTCTAGGTAACTCTACCAGCCTGAGCATTGGTGCGCCTGCTGACCGTGCAGGTGGTGGTCGTGAGGTTGTTGTAGCAGCTATTACCGATGGTTCAGTTACAGGAACGGGTACAGCTACCCACTACGCTATTGTAGATACTGTCAACTCTCGCCTTCTGGCTACAGGTTCCCTCTCTGCATCACAAGCAGTTACTTCGGGTAACACCTTCACACTGTCGTCTGTATCCATCGGTATTCCTGATCCAGCCTAAAGAGGTTCTCTAAATGGTAACTCTCGTCAACAGAGCTAAGATGACCACGGCCACGACTGGCACTGGCACGATTACCCTTGGCACTGCTGAGAGTGGATACCAGACCTTTGCGGCTGCTGGTGTAGTAAACTCTGATGTAGTTCGCTACGTCATCGAGGACGGCACTGGATGGGAGATTGGCGAAGGCACTTACACTGCCTCTGGTACTACCCTAGCCCGCACCGTCAGCGAAAGTTCTAACGCTGGCTCTCCCATCAACCTTTCAGGTTCAGCAGTGGTGTTTGTGGGGGCCACTGCTCAGGATTTTTTTAGTTCTCCTGCATCCGATACTTGGGTGCGCAATCCGTCTTGGCCTGCTTGTGAGGCTGATGCGGGTGATAACAAGATCGTGGGGCTTTACGCAGTCTGGCCGGGTGATGGCGTAGGAACTGGCGGAAACTTCTTTGCCATGACGATCTCTGGCGCTTACACCATAGACTTCGGTGACGGCACCACGACCAACTTTACCAGCGGGGCAACTGCATATCGTGAATACGATTACAACAACGCCAACCTTGCCAACACAGACGCGCCTGTCACATTCACGGCATCTACTGACACGGTAAACCGCACGGCTCATGGCTACAGCAACGGCATGGTTGTTCGGTTCTATGGGATCGTCACGACAACGGGCATCGACCAAGGGCAAGCGTATTACGTCATCAACGCTACGGCCAACACGCTCCAAGTGTCCTTGACTGAGGGCGGCTCTGCTGTTGTGTTGACCAATGATGGTTCTGCTACCCTGTTGCCCTACAAGATCGCCACGGTAACCATCACGCCGCAGGCAGCGAATAACTTGACCAGCGTAAACTTCTTCGTGAAGCATAACCAAGCGTCATTGGCTAACGGCTACGCAACAGGCTGGCTGGATATTGCGATTGCTGCACCAAGCTGCACAGCACTGACGATTGGGTCAACGGGAACGACTATTCGTCACGACTATCTTGAGCAGGTGCGGCTTAATCAGCTAGGGAGCATTACGACTTTTGCCAGCTTGTTTGCGCGCTGTAGAGGTTTGCAGAGTGTCGTAATCGCCGATACGATTACCACTGTGACAGACACAAGCAATATGTTTAACAGTTGTTCTTCACTCACCTCAGTCCCCCTCTTTGATACATCTTCGGTAACAACCATGTCGGGGATGCTTCAACTGTGTGACTCGCTCACTTCGGTGCCTTCTTTCGATACGCCTTTACTTACAAACACAAGTGGTATGTTTGCAAACTGCGGCTCACTCAGATCAGCATCCCTCTTTGATACGTCTTCGGTCACAAGAGTGGATAGCATGTTTCAGGCTTGTTACTCACTCACTTCGGCCCCTCTCTTTGATACGTCTTCGGTGACACACATGACCAATATGTTTAGGGATTGCTTCTCGCTCACCGCAGTCCCCCTCTTTGACACGTCTTCAGTGACAACCATGACTTCCATGTTTCAGGCTTGTTACTCACTCACTTCGGTCCCCCTCTTTGACACGTCTTCAGCGACAACCATGATTTCTATGTTTAGAGACTGTTTTTCACTTTCTACGGTTCCAGCACTCGTCACCACTGCGGTCACTTCTTCTTCAAACTTCACTAACATGTTCGTAAACTGCAACAGCAACGCCCGCATCGAAGCCAAAGATTTCCGCTTTACGTTCTCAGTGGCCAGCAACAAGCTATCCGCAGCGGCACTTGATGAAATCTACACCAACCTGCCTGTTGTGGTGGGGCAGACAATCACGGTCAGCGGCAACTACGGTATTGCAGGCGATACACCAACCATTGCAACAGCCAAGGGCTGGACGGTTACAGGGAGCTGATGATGGAAGATACAAGCGGTTTCTACAAGCGGGACGCTGGGGGCATACTGCTCTTTGGGCGCTACTTTGTGCTGAATGCTAACTATCACTTGAAGCGGGAAGACCACGCATTCTACGAGTATAATGTTGATGGTTGGTCGTGGTTCGAAAGCGATGAAGCTGCTCGTGTGGCGCTTGGATTTCCAACCAAACTAGAGGAAGCGTTCAACGCAATGACTGATGAGGACAAGCGCAAGCTGCTTGGGATGGAGTAACACATGCTTGGCTTTTCCCCACTCGCTGCTTCCCCGCTTGGCGATGATGGGGTTGTTGCTGAAGTAATCTACCTACTTACTGGTGTAGGTATTACTACAGGTAATCCAACTGTAGGTAACTCTAGTGTATCACAAGAGCATGACTTAAGTATCAATGGTATTACTACAGGTATTCCAAGTGTGGGAAGCCCTGTCGTATCCGAAACTACAGCCCTTGCACTAGTGCCTATCACTACGGGTGTTCCTATCGTTGGTGCGTCTACTCTAGATCAAGAACACGACCTAGTTCCTGTATCCATTACCACAGGTACACCTTCCATTGGTGCTGCAAGCCTCTCTGAGGGTAGTGAATTAGTTGCTGTAGGTATTACTACTGGCTTCCCCGTTATCGGGA